GTGTTTGATCCAGCAACAGCGGGGGCGTCGATTTCGGTGTAGCCACTGGTGGCACCGTTGAGTCTGAGTGTCATGGGGTCACCTCCAGGGCGGCTTTGATTTCATCGGGTGTTGCAGCAGCGTCGATCTGCTCCTGCACTTGGGCGTACTTGTTGCGGATCTGCTGGCGAGCCTCTTCAGCCGCAATGGCATCAGCACCAGGAATCTGCTTCATGATCACCTCGTCGTATGGCTTGAACTCTTCAGCGCGTTGCTGACGGCGGATGTCGTGACCCAGTGCCTTGCACTTCTCAAGGTCGTGTTCAATGCAGCAGTCGCCCATGACCCACGCATTACGGAAGGTGCGGTCGGATGGGATGGCGTCGTCTTCCACGATTTCGTAGGCGACACCTTCGGGAACGTCCTTAGCGGCGACTTCTTCGATGCTCAGCTCACCTGTGGGATGGATAACGCTGACGCCGCCTTCTGAGTTTTGGTAGATGATTTTCATGGGGTGGCCTCAGCGGAAGATGGCGACGCAGACGACCAGAAAATCCTGGTTTGAGCCATCGCTGCCATTGCTGACAACGCGCACAGAACCATTACTAACTGCGCCTGCTGTTCTACTAATACCAACCTTGCGATCATTGCCACCAGTTGTGTCAAACTGGCCAGACATGGTTGCTGAGTAATTCGCATCCGCCATCGCTGTCGTGAAGTTCACCGTATAGTCACCCGTGCCGTTATCAGTAATGCTGCTCACATTGCCGCTAGCGCGAATAGCGACCGTCGAAGTGCCATTGAAGTTCACCCACGCCCGCGCTGCATAGATCGGTGCAGAGCCTGACTGTGCGCCATCAAGTTTGGCAGCAGTGATGTTGGCGTCAGCAACCTTGGCGGTGGTGACTGCACCAGCAGCAATGTCTGCGGTGACAATCGAATCATTCGGCAACCCGCCTGCGCTGATGCCAGTGATTGTTCCAGAGCCGTTGATTGCGATTGGCATGACTTACACCACCACCCAAGAAGCGCCCGAGGGCACCGTAACGGTCACCCCAGCGTTGATCGTAATCGGTCCGGCCGACATGGCGTTTTTATTTGCAGTCAAAGTGTAGTTGGTAGTCACCGTCTGACCATTCTCGTAGAAGATGTCATCAGACGATCCACCCGTTGCACCGCCGCCAATGGCGCCCCAGGCGCTGGCTTTGTAGCCCTCGAACTGGTTGAGGGTGGTGTTGTACCGGATCATCCCGTTGACCGGGGTGCCGGGGCGTTGGCCGGTGGTGCCGTCCGGCAGTTCCAGTGCCGTAGTCGTGGCAAGGATAACGTTGCCGGTGAAGGTCGCACCAGCCAAAGACGCCAGGCCGAGGTTGGTGGAGGCCAGCGTGCCAACAGTTACCCAAGCCGAGTTGGCGGCATTGCGGATCTTGAGCAGGCCGGTAGTCGTATCAGGCCACCACTGGTAGGCATAGGTGGTTGTCGGCGCAGTAGCACCGCTGTTGTTGGTGGCGATTGCGGCAAGGGCACCGTTGAGGTCTGAACGGACTGCCGCCCCTGTGCCGTTGGATATGACGTAATCGTGCTGAGCCACGAATCAGGCGCCCCCTAATACAAGAAGTTTAGCCCTGCCGTCCATATCCGGTTGCACTCCATGTGAAGTTGCGGGTGACTGGACTACCACCGGAGTTGTAGAAGCTGATCTGGAAGCCCGTTCCGGTCACGTTGGAGATCTGGAAGTAATCGCCGGCCTGCAGGTTTTGTGCCGTCACACCGACGCTCGGCAGGTAAGCGTTCAAGCCGCCGATGCTGGCCGTCCCAGTGAAGAACGGGTAGGGGAACGTCACGGCGGTGTTGGTGGTGCCGCTCACTGCGGCGTTGCTTTGCTCGGTCCGGCGTTGGACGGTGGCGAGGTAGCCCAGCTCATCGACAAGGATGTTTTCGGCAACGTCGTTGCTGGTCAGCGTGGTGCGGAACTGGAAGCCACGGCCACGGAAGGTGCCATTGACGAACGGCTGCCATGCGTTCCACGTCGGGGTGCCGCTCGGGTTGTCGGTGGTGCTGCGGAGTTCGAGGATGGCGTTCACCGCGTCGATCACGCCGCCGTCCCAATCGCTCCAAGCGTCCACATCAGCAAGGCGGCTGTCAATCAGGTCGCTGGGGAAGTAGCCGCGGGTGACGAAGTAGCGGCTGAAATCGATGGAGAAGGTGTTGCCGAAATCAACGGTGGTGGCGAAGTCGTAGGTGCCGGAACTTTGAACGTCACCAATCACGTCGAACGTAACCATGGCGTCCACGTCAAGCACGGTGTCAAATAATTCCGAGCCATCCAGCGTCAGGGCGTCAAATTCGTCGCTGTAGAAGGTGTTGGTGCAAGTGCCTTGGAAGGGCGGCACGTCTTGGTCCTCGCGCCGGTTGATCAGCGTGAGCGGTGCCAGCGTGTCAGGCAGGTCGATGATGATGCTGGTTTCGCTGGCGCTCTGGCGGCCGCCGTCATCCTCGAACTTGACCAGCACCTCACCTTCCACCAGCGGGATGATGGCCTCGGTGGAGCTACCGGATTTGGCGGGAATCAGGTCAACGCTGTTGCTCCAGCTAGCCGAGCCGTCGGTCAGGTTGCTGTGGCGGATGTGGATTTTGCCGCCAACCTTCACGTCGAGGTCTACGGTTTCGTCCCAGCGCAGGCGGCCGGAGTTGGCATTGATGGCTTCAAAGCTTAGGTTTTGAACATTTCCTGGAACTGCAGTTTTACCAAGTAAGACAAACTGATCAGTGGCGATTGCACCACCCTTGTTGACGTAGTTGTACGCCTGAATTTGTACGTAAAGCGTTCCAGGATGCGTGTTGAGGATCTTGATTGACGGCGAGGTGGTGTTGACCTGCTGCCAGTTGTCGTTATCGACGCGGTATTTAACGCGAAACTCAGAAACGCGATCTTTGGGGCTGATCCAGCTAAGGGTGAAGCCGGAAAAAACGCTTTGGCCGTCTTGGTATAGATATTCAGTGCCGTCAATGCTGCTGACTGCATCGGGCGGGTCGCTGAGGTTGCTGATGTCGCGGGTGGTCAGCGTGTTGTCGCTTTCAATCGCGTTGTAAATGCTGCTGTTGTATTGCAGGGCGGTGACGCCGTAGATGCCGTCGTCCGATTCAGCGACGTTGAGGACGCGGAATTGCTGGGATTCGATGTCGTCGGTTTGGATGAGCCAGATGGCGTTGGCGTTGGGTGCTTCGCTAAATGGGTTGCCGACCGTGATTGTGCGGTCGCTGATGGATTGGATTGGGCGGAGTTCAACGTTGCCGCTGGGCAGGATCACCGAAATGCGCGGGTTGCTAGCCGGGTTGACGGACAGGCTGCTGCTGGAATCAACCGTGATGGTGGTTGTGGTGGCAGAGCTGACGCGGCCGCTGCGACGTGTACCAGCCTTCATCGGGTCGGCAACATCAATCACCATCCCAGGGCGCAGGATGATGCCGCTGTCAATAGACACCGAGAAGGTGACGGTTTCGGTCAGGTTTTGTTCGCTCAGCAGCGCCCACTTACCAGCGCGATGCGCTTGACCTTGGCTGTAACAACCGAGGGCTTTGATGTCTTTGTTGATGATGCCGTATTTGGCTACAGCGTCTGCGTCTTCGACGTATTCGTACTCAACTTCGCCAAGAGTGTCGTAGGACTGCCAAGCAACGGTGGCGACACTGTGGCGGGCTTTTTGTGATGTGCCGCTATAAACAAAAATGCCATCAACAACATTGCTTTGTCCGAGCAGATATTGCGAGTCGGTCGGTTTGTCTTGCTGGAGAACCAGCGAGCCGGCGCCGTAGTATGCGATGCCACGGAACAGGCTGGTCATCTCTTGGATAACGTTATAAACCTCGTCGCGGCTGTTAATCAGCAGGTTGCAAGAAAAGCGGGGTTCTAGGCCACCTTTGCCGTCGTCAACAAGGGCGTTGCAGTATTGGCTGATGGCGTAGAAGTCGTAGCGGTCAAGGCTGCTGGTGGGGATGCTGGCGCCGTAGCGGGTGTTGGTGAGCAAGTCCCACAAGCACCAGGCGGGATCGTTACACCAAGTTGCAGCGCCGAAGGTGCCATCCCAGACGCCGGAGTAGGTGACGCGACCCAGGTAAGTGGTGGTGTCAACGGTGGCGTTGCTGGGCAGTTGGATTTTTTGTCCGCGAATCAGGTATTTGCGGGTTGGAATTGAGTCAAATTGGCGGGAATCAAATCGCAGATAACAAAGGGCGCTGTTGGGATAGCGCAGTTTTTCGTCGAAGATCTCGGTGTAGCTGAACCAGTAGGTTTGGTTTTGGCGTTTGGTGCTGGATTCGTCGGCGCTGACGCGAATGACTTTGATGTCAACGGGGAACGCACCAGACAGCGGGATCATGTAATCACGCTGATAGCGGTTGCTGGTTTTGCCGCTGATTGTGTCGTCTACGACGGTTGTGTAGCCGCCGGCGTTGTACTGGACTTGGATGCGAACTTGGACACTGTGACCAACAATGTCGCCGTCGTCTTCGATAATCTGCAGTGATGGAACTTGCAGCGTGATGCGCACACGATCCACGTCGGAATCAGTGATGGTGCGTACAACTGGCGTGGCATTAATAACTTCGACGTTGACACCTTCTTCGCTTTCGGTGCCGATTGCGTTGCTGATGTAGCTCTGGGCTTGCGTACCAGTGCGGGTGACGACTGTGTAGCCCTCGAAATTGGCGTTGTTGGCGGCGTCGCGGACTGGTGTGCCTTCCAGATAAATGCCCTTTTCGCCGTTTTCGATGCCGTCAATTTCCCCTTCGCACAGCAGATCCAGCACACTGGCGTACTGAACTGATTGCAGCGAGTCGTCGGCTTCTGTTGGCGTGCGGCTTGATCCACCGCCACCGCCACCGCCGCCCTTGCCGCCGCCTCCACCGCCGCCGCCTCCACCACCAGCACCAAGAATCCGTGTCATATCAGTTGGTCAACATCAAGGCCGCTGGAAAGAACAGCGGAGCCGACAAATACGCGCCCGTATGCAATAGGAACTGGCAAACCCTGCTTTGCGGTGTTGACGATGCCGGAGAATGTAAAGGACTCAAACTTTGCAGCTTCACGTCCGCGTTCTGTTACTGCTGTCGATTGAACTGGGGCGGGTGAAAGTGCTTGTGCGACGCCACCCAACACAAGAGATGCGCCTAATCCGCTGAGCGCAACGCCCAAAGTTGTTAATGCACCAGCGGTGCCTGCTGTAGCTGCTGTGGCTCCAAAAATACTGGTTGCGCCAAACAGACCAGCGCCTGGCAACAAAAACGAAAGTGCAATCAAGCCGACGCCAATACCAATTTGACCACCCAAACCACCTGCACCGGCCAACACGGGAGTGATGCTAAAAACTTCACGTTCACTCCATGGACCGACAATTAACGCTGCATTTTGTTCAGTAATTTTTTCTTTTCCGAGGGTTACGCGATAACCAACGCCGTCTTTTTCGCTATCCAGCAGCCACTTTTCAAGGCCGGGAAAATTGACGCAAAGTGCCTTGAGGGCTTGGGCTGGCGTGTCGGCTTCAAACTGGAAGCGGCACTGGCCGAGCTTTTTGCGGAGTGCGCCGTAGACCTTAACGACTTTCATGCCGCAGGACTCGGGCGGTGCTCTTCAAATAATAACCGCCGTACAGATCACGGCTACTGAGTCGGCTTTGTAGGTGGTGCAGGATCAACTGGTCGCCCAAATAGATGGCGGCGTGGTTGGGTAGCGGTGATGCAAGCTGCATCAGAATCGCATCGCCGTACTGCAGTTCTTCCAGGGGGATGGGGTAAAAGCCTTCGTTGGCGAAGTTGTCTAGGTATAAATTCTCACCCCGCAGCCAGAACTCGTCACGGCGGTCGTAGTCGCTCAGGTTGAGGCCGAATTCGCGGTTGTACCAGTCGCGGCACAGGCTGTAACAGTCCACAATCCCGAAGACAAACTCGCGTCCCACGTAGGGGAGTTCGAAGCCGCTGGGTTCGCAGTAGCCCCACTGCTCAGTTTGCGGGTTGATGATGTGCCAGGGGAGCCCGGATTTTTCGCAGGCAACACGGTCGGCTTGGGATGGGGCGTGGTTTGTTTTGGGGTGGCTATGCACCACGGCCACGATTTCGCCCTGTTCCTCGGCGGCAACGTAGTCGGCAGGATCCAGTACAAAGTGCTCGTCTGGTGTTTCGGCCATGTTGCGGCACGGAAAATACCGCTTGCGGCCTTTGACCACGGCGACCAAGCCGCAGGATTCCCTTGGAAATTCCGCCTTGGCGTGCTCCAGGGCAGCCTCTTGGATGGATTTGCTGAGTTTCATTGGGTCAGGCCAGCGCCTGGGAAGGATCCAAAGGGCAACTCGGCGGTTTCACCGAAACGCAGCTTGCAGGAGCTGAGGCGTTTGCCGCATTTGTCCTGCGCCAGTATGCCCACCACGTTGTCGTTGATGTCCCAGTAGTTGTTTCCGGTATAGCCGCACTCGGTGCTGCGGTATTTCCATTGGCAGATGTTTGCGATGATTTGGCGCTTGGGCAGCATGACGCCAGCCAGATCAAATTTGCTGGCCAGTTCGAAGCTCACCGAGTCGCGGTTTTCGCTTGCCTTGCGGTCTACGTACCAAACCTCATCGGGGAATTTGGCGTTTGGATCGGCGGCAGTCTCGCCATCTAAGTATTTCTTCAGGGTGCGAATGCGTTTGACCGTGGCGCCACCAAGGTCATTGCCGGGTGTGGTGGCGTTGACCAGCAACAGCAGCGTGGTCATCGTGCCATCCAAGTTGCTGATAGTCAGCGTGGGGCGCGGCAGGGTGCCTGTGTTGCTGTATTCAAAGCCCTCGGCCTTAACGGGCAGGCGGGTGTAAGTATTGCCGTTCCAGGTGATGTTGCCGGTGACGTTGGCGTTGCAGCCGTTGTGCCAGCGGTAGGTGTCGCTGCTGCCGTGCAGGGTTGTATCCAGGGTCATCTCAAATAGTTCGATGATGGCGCTTGGATTAATTGCTTGTAATTCACTGTTTAATGCGTAATCGCTTTCGCCTACGGCGTAGCCATAAACCCAATAGCCTTCAGCAACATAAAGGTTTTGATCGGCCATTATTTACACCTCATCAAACCCATTCAAGTGAGACTGCCAAGCCGCGAACAACGGGGTCGGCAACGGCATCACCACCTTGCATGGCGACGCGGAAATAAATGTCCGTGCCAACAGCGCCAGCGGGGAGCGTGATCCAGCTTGTGACTTTTGTACCGGTAGAAGCAAGCGAAATTACATCACTGCCGCTGCCACTACCGATTGTCGTCCAAGTCGTAGTATCTGTGCTGTATTGAAGAAAAATAATGGGCGTATTAACGCTGGCCGATAAGGTGGCAACGTAACAATTTAGGCGAATTCTGTTAAATCTATTTGTCGTTGTTACCTCAAACCATGAAAAACCAGTGGAACTGAAATCTGACAGAGCAACTGCTTGGTTAGTCAGCGTTGTGGTGCCAGCAATAAAAATAGTTTGAGACGCATTGTTCAAGTTGGTGAAGTTGGCATCCACCTCAGCGTGGGTAAGGGGTGAACCCTTGCCGGCTCTGGTAACGATGGTGCTCATGGGTGGTCTCCTGTACTAGTAGTTTAAGGTTCGAAAACCTGGCGGAAGGTGGCCGTAATGGTATTCACATTGGCGTAACGCAGGTCACGCGACCAATTTTCAACAACCCACTTGTAGGCCGTTGCTTCGTCCAATGGCGTCCAATCAAAGCTGGCATTGTCAGCAGCGCGTGCATCAAAGAACGCCTCAATGGCATCGGCGTCCGTGCTGTCCTTTGCCGTCCAAGTTAGATCCCAAACGCGTGGGTTTTGATTCAACCCGTAGGTCAGTCTTTGCTCGTAGCCATCACCAAACTGCACCTTGCGGACAGCAGGTTGGCTTTTGCGTGACGCACCGAAATCAGGCGTTGTACCGCCGGTGCTGGTGCCAACCGTTGCATCGTTGAACGTAGCCATTAGGCGAGCAAGCCTCCAGGACGCTTCTGCTTGATCAGTTCTTGTTGAACAGCAAGACCGATGACCTTGCCGAGTTGACCGGCTTGACCAGGATCGCCTTCAACATTAGAACCGCTGGCATCAACATTCACGTTGACGTTGACGCCACCAGCACCATTCTTCATCGTCACAGGGATTGTGCGACCGTCAGGAAGGGGCACGTAAGCCTCAGGGCGGCTACCTTCGCCAAACATGGCAAGCTGCGGGCTAGAGGCAATACCACCGGCTGCATAACGGCGAAGCTTGAGCGGACCGCTACCGGTCATGATGCCGCCCATGGCAAACCCAAAACCGCCAGTGAATGCCAAAGGATTAAAGCCAACGCCGCTGGCATTGAATTGAGAAACATTGGCAAGGGGTGAGCCAAGAGAAGATGCAGCCGCTGGACCAAAGCCAATTGCGCTCATGATGCTCTTCAACACAAATTGCTGAATAATCATGCGGGTGGTGTATTCAAGAATCTGCACAGCAAATTCGCGGAAGTTATATGATCCATTGACCATCAACGAAACAATTGAATCTTCAACGCCTTTGATACCGCGCAGACTAAGCTCAGCCATTGCGTTTCTAACGGTGCCAACGTTGTCGGCGTAACCACGCAGCCCATCACCCAAACCAGCAATGGCATTGTTGTTGTATTCAAAAGCGCGAGTCATCGCATAGGTTTGATCCGTGATGGCAATAAATGTGTCGGACAAGCCTTGCCAGTAATCACTCATCTTTTGCGCAGATTCACCTGCGGCAAGATTCATCTGACTTTCATTTAGGTCATCAATCGCTTGGACGAGAGGTGCAACGTTCAGATCGCCACCAGCTTCTTTGTACGCCTTGGCAAGATCAAAAACCTGCTTAAGCAGTTGGTCAGTTTCTTTATTTGCCGAACGAACTGCTTTGGTGTAGTTATTTTCAAAAGCCTCAAAAGCACTGCCACCAAGTAGTCGAGTTTCCAGTGAGACATCCTCGGTTGTTTCTCGTATTTTTCTAAGAAATTGTTCGCTTTTGCGATAAATATCATTTCTTTGTTCAGCTAATCGCGCCTGCTGTTTTGCCGCTTTATCTGTTGCGGCTTGACTGGCAGCTCCACCACCAGCTTCACCGGCGCCAAAACCAGCACCTGCCGCCCCGCCACCAGCGCCTCCCTTGGGAATGCGCGAACGCTCTTCTCGCAATTCTTTTTGCAATTGCGTCAAAACGCCACGACGGCGTGCAGTCATGGAATCCGCTGGTCCGGCGACTAAAGCTGATTGGTCGCGAATTCTTCTTTCTAAATCTGCGATGCGTTCGGGATCATAAAATTTCATCCCAAAGAAACGCGCTAACGCATTTGCAGCCCTGGTAATCGCAGCAACAATATCAGCAAAAATTGTTTGAAATGCCGCACCAATAGGGGCAAGAAGACGACCGACGCTTTCGCTTAGTTTGGACAGTGAAGCTTGCAGTCTGTCACCAGCGGATTGCGGTCCACGAGCAATAATTTCCGCGTTTTTGCCGTACTGCTTGAATAGTTCCTCTGCAAATTTCATAAAGTCTTGCAGGGTGACGCGACCGTCCTCAAGAGCCTTGTCCAACTCTTTAGGTGTCATGCCAATGCTCTTAGCAAACAACGTAAATGCACCGGGTAGTCGCTCACCAATTTGCTGGCGCAGTTCTTCAGCCGATACCTTGCCTTTGCTGAACACCTGAGCAGTAGCGCGAAGAGCTGCATCAAGATCTTCAAGACTGCCACCAGTGCCACGGATACCAGCAGCAATGCCAAGAAATGCTTTTTCAGCATTTTTTACGTTGCCACCAGCACCAATAACAGATGCCGATAGCTGCGTAAATTGACGGGTGATAAGTTCTTGTGGAATAGCAAGTCGCTGACTTGTTTGATAAATAAAATCAAGACCTTGTTGGTACGACGCAGCATCTTGAGTGATTAATTTCAGAGCAATTCTTTGCTTTTCGATGCCAGCCGTATAACTTGCCAGACCAGCTACTTGCTGACCCATCATTCCAGCTTGAGCGCCAATGGCACCACCGGCAGCCATGCCAGCAACGCCAAACGGTGCGCCAGCCAATGCGCCAACAGCACCTAGCGGACCGCCAAAGACGCCAGCAGCAGCAACAGTGCCCACGCCTTGGGCGATGCCCTTGAAGCGACCAGCATTGCCAGGCTGCAGTCGCTTGAGTTGCGCTTCTAGCTTCGCCGCCTCAGCATTTGCCTGTTTAAATTCATCGCTCGCAACATCAACACTATTTGCAATCTCACGCCAAGTATTTGCATAACCGCGAAGGTTGTTGATGCTTTGCGTTGAAGTTGCTTGAACCTTCCGCAGTTCTGAGGATAATTCTTTGAAATTTACGTTGGCAGCAGAAGTTTGCTGGGCAAGACTTTTTACGCTGCTTTGAAGCCGGGTGAGTTGTTGATCACCTTGCTGCTTGATCCTGATTAGCAGTTCAGTGACTTGGCTCATTTGCGGCTCGCATTCAAAACGGCAAGGGCAGCCATTTCCATCACCTGCACGCCTTCAAAGATGGCAACAGGATCCTTGACTGAATACAGCTTACAGAGCCATTCAAGACTCGGGTAGTTCAGACCGGTCAAACCCGCCATGCTCGTGTGCCACTGCGTAGACATGCGGATGAACATCAACACGATGTCCCAGTTCTCTTCCCAGATTTCGCAGTCATCCGGCTTTGTGCTGGCAAGCGCAGCAGCAATCTGCTCAGGACTTGCACCCAAAGCCTTAAGATCAGCCTCACGCTCGTCAACAACGCCGCCTTTTGCCCAGTATTCGGCGGCGGCTTTTAGTTTTTTGCGGGCGCTCCCGTCACGCTGTCGGCATACGCCTGAATCAGCGCCTTCATCACATACGGGTCATCACACAGTTCTTTTTTGTTCTTCTGCGTGAAGGGCACATCCTTGCCTTCTTCATCCTTGATCCCCTCCCAACCTTCAAGGATCCCATCAACAAGAGCGTCATCACCCTTGTCAATGAGATCGTTGAAAGCCGAGCGACTCATCTTCTTGAAGACCGCTTCGAACGTTTGAGTCTCAAAGCGATTCCCGTCAACCGGGATTTCAACCTTGACTTCCCACTTGTAGGAAGCAGTCTTCTTGAGGACGAAAGCCATGAAGGATCAGGTGAAGACCAGAGACATCTCGTTGTTGCCAGCCGTCGTAGGCAGAGCCAGGTACGGCATCGACAGGGAGATTACTCCATTAGTATCACCATAGCTGCAACCGGTGATATCGGTTTGAGCAGCGTTCATGGTCACGATGTTGCCGGCAGTAGCGCCCAGTACGACGCTGGTGTTGCCAGTGGCGACCGCGACAGCCTTGGCGAAGAAGTCCGTGGTGCCAATCGCAGGAGCCTCAAGCACGCAAGTGCCGCCTGGGGCGCGGTTGGTGATCAGAACCTCTTTGTTCGAGGCAGTCTCCTTGTACAGCAGCTCGTTGTTCAGAGCCAGATCAATGGACTCGATGCGGCTGCTGGTGACGCCGTGGAAGGTCGCGGTGGTGACGTTGGTGTCGTTCACCTCGATGGCTGCAGCTTGGTTGGCAACGGTAAAGCTGCCGCTCAGTGCAGTGCCATCAGGGGCGTTGTAGATGCCGATGAACTGGAAGCTGGCGACAGCAAATTGACCAGCAGTCAGGTTGAAGCTGACAGTGCCGCGAGCACCGGTGATCTTGTGCTGGGTACCGTCGTAGAAGCAGTAGATGGTGGCGGAGCTGAAGCTGCTGCTCACCGGGGCGTAGGTCACCGAGGTGGAAGAAACAATCGTCTCGCTCAGGCCGCAGGACTTCAGCAGCGGACCGAAGGCAGGAGCGGTGCCAGCAGTGCCAGAACCAGCCAGCTCAACATCAAAGGTCACGCTGACGCGCTTGTTGGCAACCAGGGTGCCACGGGTGCTGTTACCAAGGAAGCCTTGATAAGAAGCCGCTTGAACGTTGTCCGACTCAATCGGAGTTACTTCAAGGTTGGTAACTTGAACCGCGTCAGAACCGCCGACAGGACTAGGGTCAGTCCCATAGGTTGACTCAATCTTCGCGATCAGAAACTTCTTCCGAGTCAGTGCCATCGGTGGTAGGAGCGGCGGTTTCTGTGATCAGTGTAAGCTTCCCAGACTTAGGGTCAAACAAATAGCTGCCGCCCACTCCGGGATTGGGAACTTCCCTTTCAATCTTAGCCATGATGTTAGGCGCTAGTTAATGAAGTCCTGCTCGTGCGATACCGCACAAGGAAGTCTTGGCTAATGATACCCAAAGGCACATCGGCTTCATAAAGACTGAAGTCAGTACGGTCAGGTGTCAAGTCAAGTGCATAACCATTGACGGTTTGATCAGCCATCAATTTTTGATGCACCTGCTGCGTGTAGGTATCTGAATCGTCGTCAGGAATGGCAGCGCGAACAAGCGTGGTGATCCTGACCCGCATCGTCCAATCCAACTTGTCGTAAAAGTTGGTGTCAATCGGTTGATCATTGACGGGTTCGACGATGACAGCAGGCACTTCTCCGCGTGCCAAAGGCTCCACACGGCTGCGGTAGACCGTTGCACCGGTGATGCTGCTCAGGTTGCTTGCGATGCGAGCAAGAATAAGTTCGCGGCGTGTATCAGCCATGATCAGGCAGAGGCGACTTGAACAACGGTGCAGATGATGCCCGGAATGCTTGGATGAGCAAATGGACTTGTTGCTGCCGTCTCAGCGTGAATGTAGGCATCGGCATCTGACGTTGCCCAGATCAACTCCAAATAATCATTTGCCACCACAGGCAAAACAAAGTTGATGGTGCCAACAACGTTGCCGGCAATCCCGCCGTGACTGGCGACGATACTGAATCTGCTATCAGAAGCTGCCACATCGCCACTTGCGCCGCTGTCGTTCTTGCGCAGCCATACGTTGATGTCGTGAATCTGTTCGTCGTTATTACTGAACTGAATTGAGAAGGTAATGCTGTAAACGCCAGCGTGATCAAAGGTAATTCGAGTGTCGGAAACAACCCGAATGCCGCGACTGCCAGTGTCACGTTGCCGCAGGTAAATCGATGTCGGCGTATTGGCAGTTGCAGTCTGAGAGGTGCTATCCCAGAAAGAACCCCAATAACCAGGAGACGAAAAATACGGAAGCCGACTCCAAGTTGAAACCCCGTCTCCAATCTTGAGATTATTTGTCTGTGTCTCAATGGCGGCTTCGCCCGGAAGCAACACAGGATTCAATGCCGCCCAATTCGCTCTGGTGTTGACTTTGAAGATGCTGCTCATGACCTCAAAGTCAGACTTTGCTCAATAGTAGTTCTGAAAAAACACCGTCATCAACAGGGCGATTCTCACGCACGGTGTAAGACGCGGAATCAACCGTAATAGAAGTGCCGCGAGCGGCAGTGCTGACATCAGAAGTCTTTGCCGTAAGCAAGTACTCCCGAGACAACGCCATACCGCCCGCGATCACATCCATTGGCGAATCCAGAATGCCAAGGAACGCAGTACCAGCACCAATTTGGCAAGTAACGCCAAACTCGTTCAGGAAAGCATCTGGCAGTTCAGGAAACGCCATCAGGATCAGTTGCCGTACTTCTTGCTGTAAACCAGCGAGACGCCGTACACAAACACAGGGCTGGTGCCAGCTTGAGTACCAACGGCACGCACATAACGGCGCACGTCGTTGCAGTTGATGCTGATTTTCTCAAAAGCAGCAGCAGCACTGGTGACCTCGGTGAAGGTTTTGCCAGTGATATCTGCCCAAGCAGAGTTATCAGCAGAATCCTGAAGTTTGACGTTCAGGGTAGGCGAGGTGCCGCTACCAGCTTCGCAATCGAGGATCACGATGGCTTCGCCTTCAGCATCGTTCGAACCTTGCAGATCGAAACCGGTGCCGGTGGCGGTAGCAGTGCGGGAATCAGCGGCCAGAAGGCTCTGGATGTAGGTCTTAGATCCCAGGTTGTGGATCATTGGTCTTTCTCCGTTTGGGAGCGGGTTTGCTTTGAACAGGATCCGGCTGCTCGTCAGCCGTAACAACAACTTCCTCGATGATGGGAGCGGGAATGGCCTTCTGAATACCGATCAACAGCAGAGCTGATTTTTTATCGGTTTCCACGTAATCACCAACTTTCACCTGCTTGAGGTCAACGATGGTGTCACGCAGCATTTGAATGCGCATTACCCGCTCCGTAATCATCAGGACAGCTTGCAGATGGACTCAGGATGACGCACGGCCACGTCATAGTCCTGCATGGCCACCACACGCACGGTGCCGGAAGCGGAACCGGTGTAGGGGTCAACCATGATGTCCAGACCGCTCCAGAAGCCGATCAGGATGTCGCTGAAGTTAGCGAACACCGCAGTGTTGTTCGGCATGGAGTTGGACACGTAAGCCGGGTAACCGTTGATGGTGTTGTCGGCTTCGTAGATGAAGTTGGCGTTGGTGCCGGTGGCCGACTTCTCGGTGGTCTTCAGAGTGCCGCGCAGAGCGGAATTCATCAGATAGCCGAGGCTGCCCAGCAGGGCGTTATCGGTGCTAAGAGCGGCTTCAGCGTTCACGTAATCAGCGAACGTGGTGTAGCCGGACTCAGTGTTGATACCGGTCACGTTCAGGAAGCCCAGCGGATACGAAGCAGAGCCGGTGCCGTTGATGGCTTGGTTCTCAACTTCGATAGCAATCTGTTGAGCCAGATCGCGACGCACCAGGTTCTCGATGTCGATGCTGGACTGAAGCAGCAGACGACGCGAGTAATCAGTCAACGCACCAATCGTGCGGGGCTGCATCGTCACTTGGTCGACGGTGAGCTGGGACTCGTTGATCGAGCCGGACTCAGCGACGTGGTACACAGTGGCACCACCAGACTGACGGGGCAGAGCAACCATGCCTTGCAGGCCGGTCATCACGGTCGCGCCAGCGGTCTGCATCACAAGAGCCTTGCGGAGCAGATCGATGAAGCTGTCGCTCATCAGGTCGGTGGCAACCAGATCACCACCACCGGAGGCAGAACCCACGGTCAGGTCACGGCGGCCATAACCCAGCACATCAGCGGGGATCAGGATGCCACGGGCTTCCTTGCCAGACTTCTGCTGAGCAGCACGGCTGACTTCCATTTCGAAAGCAGCAGCACGCTGAGCTTCTTGGCTGTTGGGGTGAGCCAGAGCGTTGATGGCGCGGATGAAGGAGAAGTCACGCTTCTCTTTGTCCGACATGCCGATCTCGGCATCCTTGGGGTTCAGGGGCTTCTCTTCCACACCCATCTTTTCCAGAAGGGCAGAGCGAAGCTCATCAAGGCTGCGGGAGTTGGCGATGAACTCCTGAGCCAGTTCAATGTTCTTGGTGCGTTGACCAAGAGCGATCATGTCGGCCATTTCCTTAGCCTTGGCCTGAGCGGCCTCAGCGCGGATAGCCTCAACATTGAGGTTTTGATCCACGGTTGTAACTCCGTTGGGTTGACTGTGAACGGCTGAGGCCGTATCGACGTTCTCATTATGGGAGAAAGAACGTCCGATTCCAACCGAGTTATCAGCCGGCACGGTGACCAGGCTTATTTCAAACGGTTGGAAACTGGTAGCGCGATAAGTCACAGGTGATGTGGACTCATCGGCTTCCATCGAGTTGATCTTGTAGCCGAAGCTGACATTGCGGATGATTCCATCCTTGATCAACTCTTGCATCTCGCGACCGAGTTCGTTGTTCGCGAGTTTTACGCGTGCATAGGCACGCTTGTTTTTGATATAAGCCTTCTGCACAACACCGACGATCTTGTCTGCATCGTGTTGGTAAAGCAGAGGCGCACCATCATTGAGACGGGTGAGATCCATGGACTTGTCATCCATGCTCAACACTTCCATGCCGTAATAACGCTCAACCGGCGCTTCACTGGCAAATGGGAACTCCAGAGTGCGATCTTCTGAATCAGCGCGGAACTCAGTGGCGAGTGAGCGCTTCAGCGTCTCGCCTTCAAAGAAACGCAACGCAGCAATCTTGCGCAGTTCAGAGAACTTATGACCAACCAAAGTCTCGGTCTCTTTGTAATCACCTTCGCTGTCTTTGCGGTACACGCGAATCAATGCAGCGGGATCTTCTTCAGATGCGTTAATGCTAAACGAAGAATCAGGAACACCAAGTACACCTTCACGCATCACGTGTTCAACTTTCCCGCGTGCGGTGCCACCACTTGAATCCCATTCCACGAAATCACCGACTTTAACCGCATCAGGAGCAGCACGCTCTTCGCTGCGTTCACCAGTGGCTTCTTCAAACATCATCGGGTCAAAGTCGTGATCCACCAGCCATTCACGAGCCTCGCCGGGCGTGAAGCGATCAGCATCAAAACGGATGGCTTGCAGCTCAGAGGTGCCATCCTTGATCCCGTAAATAGCATCAATGCCAGCGCCGAATTCATCGTTGACGCGGCGGATGCTGTCGTACTGATCAGGATCAGTCAGGCGAGCGGCATGCTCATTCGGATAGGGGCGTCCATCGACGATCTCTTCGTTGATTTCCATGGCACGCTCCTGTGCTTTTTTGATGGCTTTGGATTTCATGTTGCTCCAGGTTTGACCTGAATCACCGCCCCATGCTGCCCATGCTACGCGACCCGGAGAAGGATAGTCATCACCATCAGGGCGGAAGCCCTTGCCCTGCTTGTCAACCTCATGGCGTGCAAACCATGCGGCCATCGTGATGACAGTGTCGGGACTCAATTCATCACCCGACAGGATCTGACTGGCACGGGTTGCAGCAACATCAGTGCCACCGGGGCGACCATCTTTCTTCCATGCGCGATAACGACGCGCTTCGGCCTTCATGCCTTCTGTTGGCATCAGGTCGATTGTTTTGTCACCAACCTTTGCCATCAGTCGATGTCCTCAAGTTCAGGTTCTTCCTCATGTTCCATCGGATGCTCAGTAGGAGCAACAGGAACAGGCTGAGAGACACCGCTGTTAGAAACCTGCGACGGGTCAGTATCAAGCACAATGCCGTACTCATCAGCAACAGCAAGTTCATGCTGGCGTTGACGCATCTGATCCTCGAAATCACCGCCGTGCAGGGCGATCACCTGCGAGAGCGTCATGATGCCTGAGCGGATCAGTTCCTTGTAGGCAGCGGCTTCTTTCTGCGGATCAACGAACTGGGCAGCGGGTGCAATCCACTTGGCTTCTTCGTAACGCTCAGGGTTGCTGTCGTAATTCGGCAGATCCAGAACGCCAGCCAACACCGCCATTTCAATCCACTTCTCGTAGACCTCTTCGCACAGCGATTCGATCAAATACTGCTGGAGCGTCTTGTAATGCGTTCTTGTTTCAAGCAGTTCCAATCGTGAAGAGCTGTAGTTGCTTTGAGAGAAATCTGAGCTGACTTGCGTGTAAGAACAGCCAATCCCAGCAGCCACAGCTCGCAGCATTTGCTGCACAAAAGGAGTGAATGCATCATCAGGGCGATTGGGCGTAAAGAACTGCATCTCTTCACCGGGAGCCAGTCGACGGATGCTGCCGGGCGAGAAGTCGAGGACAGACTCCTGATCAAACGTGCCATCTTCAAACAGCTCCTGATCTGGTGTCTTCACGAACGCCATCATGCTGCTGCTGGCACGGGCAGCGACAATCTCGGCTTCCTCGTAACCAGACAAGTTACGCAGGCGCATGATCGCCGTAGCAAACGCGCTAACACCACGCGTCTGACCGGGGCGCTCGATCAAATAAAGATGAATGATGTCTTCAGCGGGAATGCGCACGCGGCGCTTCATTGCTTTTGCGGCGTAAGCAAATTGGTAATCGCCAGGGTGGTAATCAAAGAAGTGATAGGCAACCGGTCTGCCCCACTTGTCAATCTCCACGCCCATTCGTACTTCATTGCCGTTCTTTTCGATGCCGCTGTAATCATCATCAAGAAGATCCGACTCGATGAGTTCAAGACCGAGCGGTACTTTGCTGCCGCCAAAAGGCTGCTTGACAAGACGGATGAAGACTTCACCGGACTCAAGGACAGAGGTGATGCTGAGGCGTTGGATGTCATACCAGCTCAGTTTGCCGCCGGTGTGACAACGCTTGGCTGAAGTCCAGCGATCAAACTCTTCCTCGATGCGGCGGTTGATTTCATCAGCAAGGCGGCCACCACGCTGCATGCGCACCTGAGCCTGCATCCTGATGCCGGTGCCAACCACGTTGTTGCGAACAGCACGCAGGGCGGACTTGGCGAAGTCGGAATCACGCACCAATTGACGGGCGCGATTGCGAAGCATCCTGATGCTGCCTCGGATCTCACTGTCAGCCGATGTGGCTTGACTGATCCAGTCAGACGTGAGGCGATTGTTCTGAGCGGCGGCGTAGGCACGCTTCAGATAACCGTTCTTCTGCTGCGCTTCAGCCAGTTGCTTACGCAGCCCACCGGTGCGACCGATACCGAAGATCGCCATTAACGGAACCTCACTTTGGCGAGACCGGGATTGCCGAGACCTTGACGGATTTTCTCAGCCTTGCGTTCCATTGCAATCTCATTTTTGAGATCGTCACGCAATTGCATCAGCTCGGTCATCTTGTACCGCTTCAGGCTACGCCCACCGATCTGATATTCCTGCACCATCCCGCCCTGAGCGAGCGTACGGATGGCTGCCTCAACGTAAGACAGATCAATCTCAGCGCGAGACCGATCATCAAATGCACCGGGTGAGCCAGCGTATTTGGCAGTTGCCTTGACAGTGAACTGGCCGCGACCAGCGGTGTATTGCAGCGTGCTGTAAGTAGCAATCGCCTGCCAAGTCCACAAGCCAGCGTCAAAGCCCGTGGTGGTCGAAGCGGGAACTGTCACCCGCCAACCAGTGCCTTCAGCAACGCCAACAATCGTCGTGCCTTCACTTGCAACATTCGTCCGGGCATACCACGTAAGCGTGTACGTGCCACTGTCGATGTTGGTTCCAATGGCGTCCTTGAACGCAGGTACGTCAAAAATGACGGTGTCACCCGCGTAGATCAGGTTCGGGACAAGGATGCTCACCAGCTCGTCACGAATGAAGGATTGCTGCGCCTGAGCCGCCTTTGCGGTGGCCGATATGGTGAGTCTATCGGCTTGTCAGGCAATACGTCACTTGTATCTGCTTTTTTTGCAGCCTTGCCAATACTCCGTTCAAACTGCTCAAAAATCGTGTTCCTGTTGAACCGCATGTACAGGAAGTGCAGCGCCGCATAGCTGTACACAAAACAGTCCAATGCTTCGTTGCGATCACCCGGCCTCTTCTTCCACTCTCGAATCGCGAAACCCTTGACGTAGCGGACGACCTGACGCTCCGAAGTGATTTGCTTGAAGTACTCCTGACCGGCCTCGGCGTGGAAGTGGATGTAACCCGCGCCATGCTCGTTGTGCTTCAATCTGCCGAACAAGGTGGACTTGATCGTGTCAGAACCAACAGGGAACACCTCAGCCGAATTTTTCAAAACTTGCCCCTTGTAGTTAATATCCACCTTGGAAGGCTTCCCAATAGGCGGTTTGTTCCGCACCGATTGTCCTTTCAAAGCAAACACTCCTTTCCCCTTTCTGACCCTGGCATACGTATACACCTCGGAGGTGTAGTGGCCGCCAGAGTCAACACCAATTGCCGAAACTTTCAACCTTCCGCCTTCGGCATGCGGGTAATCCCTTAGCAAGAGGTCATCAACTTGTTCCCACAACTTTTGTCCGGCTGGATCGCCGTAAATCTCTGTGTGACTGATCAGCCAGCACTCCTCATCAGCACCCCACGCATAAAGCCCAACAGCGACACGATTGTCCTGTACGTCCACCCCAGCAGTGAGTATTACCGCCCCTTTAGGGACTTCACCGGCGGGGTAGAACTCGGCTCGCTCAGAAAGGCTATCGGCACCAAGTTTTGCCCCAGTTTCTTCCTCCCAAGTCTCGCCCAAAATGGTATTAACGAACGTCTTCAACAACGGAGCGTCGTTCTTCGCACGTAGAAACTCGCCAACAATTTCTTCCCAACTCTTCCAACCAAGCGGCGAGTACAAGGAGGACAAATGGAATCCAACCGTCCTTACATCTTGGCTTGTGGCCGTCGCACGCCACTCACCTTTGCGCAGCATTTCGCTCTTGTAATGCTCTGGTATGTGCGTCCCGCAAGCCTCGCAGACATACGCAGCAGTCTTTGGATCACCGTCACGCCACTGCAGGTTCTTCCACTGCAGCCATTGCATGTGATCACAATGTGGACACGGGACAAAATATCGGCGCTGATCCGATGCCAAATACTCTGTCTCAATTCGGCTCGTGTCCTTTACCGTTGGCGTGGAGGTGAGAATGATCTTCCGCCTAGAGAAGGTTGACGCACGTCGTTCAGCCAATGCACAAGGATCACCCTCACCGTCCACATCACTCGGAAAAGCATCAACTTCATCAAGAAGAACCCAGCGACAAGGAGCAGAGCGCAACCCCGTAGCAGAGTTGGCACCCGTGAGAAGAAGGATGCCACCGGGAAACTCCTTGCTGAACATCGTGTTGCCTGAATCCCTGCTTCGAGCAGGAGCGACCTTGTCAGCCAAACACGGTGTCTCATGAATCAACGAGTCGAGACGCTGTTTACTCAGCCTTTTAGCCATCTCAATCGTCGGCTGCACGAAAAGTGCTGGTCCGGGCGCGTGGGCGATCATGTAACCCACAACGTTATTGATGCCTTCCGTCTTGCCAAGCTGGGCGCCAGCCATGAACACCACCTTCTGCACAGAGGAGTTGGCTGACATGCAATCCATAATTTCCCGGAGGTAAGGAGTCCTTTCCGTCCGCCACGGTCCAGGTTCCGCGCTCGCCTTGTTGGACAGCATCCGGTACAGATCCGCCCACTGGCTCACCGTCAAATCGGGGTCAGGCTTCAACCCATCGCGAAATGCGCTGCGGTAAACCAGTGCGCCGTCAATCATTGGTCAACGTCTCCAGTGCCTTGCGGATCTCCTCAGTCAACGTCTGGTGGATAACGACCGGATCGCTTTCAGCGGCAAGTTGATTGCTGACTCGATCAGGAATATTACCCAGAGCATCCCGTACAGCACGAGCAGCAGTGAAAGCCTCGCGCTGAACACGAGCAACTTCCACCAGTTGTTGCTCCTTGACCTCCAAATCAAGACGAGCAAGCTCAGCTCTGAAATGCTCAGACTTTGCCCTGCTCTCATTGAACGTCGGGATCTCAAGCTCATCAGACTTCTTGCGCGTGGGACTCGTTGAGACAAGCGGGTTGCCTTCCGTGTACGCCTTGACCGCAGCTTCCTTGTCCCACTCAATCTTGTTGCGGACAACGGTGAAGCAGCCGTCGAAGCGCCCCTGACTCTTCATCTGGCTGATCCGCGCCTGGGTAATCCCCAGCGTCTGAGCCAGTTCTTTGGTGTCGCATATGGGCATGGTGCCAATTTAAGCCAAATAGCGGCGTTTTAAGCCAGATAGTGCCCGATAGCGTTTTCTTGGCATATAATTGTCGGCTTTTTGATTTTTGGCGTCTTACGCGTCCAAAATGCGTCCATGCTGCGACACGCATATTTCTGACGCTAAAAAATAAAGGGGGTTCGAAATTACC